CGCCGGATCGTCGTCTTCGGGCCAGGCGACCGGCGATCCATCCTCCGCGTCGCGCAGGAACACGGCGACATTCTCGCCATCGAGACCCGCCCGGCGGATCACGTCGCGCACCGTCTCGCCGGTCCGGGCCGCGACCGGCACCGCGCGATGCGCGGCGAGCAGCGCCTCGGGGGTTTCCCCCATCAGCAGATCCAGCCCCGGCACATAGAGCGCGCGCGGTGCGCCCCGGCCGACGCGCCCGGGCCCGCCCCGGCCGGGTGTCCAGAACCGCATCTGCCAGCCCATGGCCCGGATCGCGTCGGGCCGGTCATAGACCATGCCCGCACCGCGCTGGCCAGGCGGATCGCGCCGACGGTGCCGGTGCCGGGGTCCGTGATCTCGGGGTGGCGCACCTCGACCGTGGCGACCTCGATATCGTCGGTCGCGTAGGCATAGCTGGCGATGATCGACGGATGTGGCATCAGCGAACCCCCTGTCGTGCATAGTATTCCGCGTCCGATAGACGTGGCAGGCGGCGGATTTCCAGCTCGATCGAGACCCGGTAATCGAGGTCTCCCTCCAGCCGCGCGGTCATCGCGTCCTGACCGTCATCGACGATGCGCGCCTCAACCTTGGCATAGGCGTCGTCGATGAAGACCGGCAGCTCGAACCACAGGCGGCCGCCGTCGATATCCTCGTAGAACCACCGCCGCAGCACCGCGAGATCGGCGCGGCGGATGTCGATATCGAACCGCTGCCGGTGCGGGCGGAAATGCGCGGTGCGGCGCACCCGGTCCTCGCCATCGTCGAATTCCGTGCGCCGGGTGACGCTCGGCATCCGCATCTGCCAGCCGCCGATCTGCGGCTTGAAACGGTCTGGAAGGGGCCATTCAAGCGCCATTCACACGCCCCCCCGAAGGTTGAACCGCCCGGCGATGGCCGGGGCCAGCCCGCGGCCCTGGGCAAGGTTGCGGCCCAGGCGGCCCTCCACCTCGCGGAAGATCAGATCGATATCGAGATCGTTGCCGTTCTGCCGGGCCTCCACGCGCGGCTCCCTGTCGGCACCGAACACCCGGACGTTTACATTGGCGGGCGGCGGCGCGGGTTGCGCGGCGGGGCGGGGGGCGGCGGCAAGCTGCGCCAGCCCGGCGATGGTGGCGGCGGTCGATTGCTGCTGCGCGAGGGTGAGCACCCGCTCGTCGTCTTCGAGGATCGCGGGCACCTCGTTGCCCGCCAGCCCGCCGGAGTGGCGCTTCCGCGCGCCGTCGAACAGGTGCGCGGGCACGCGCCGCGTCGCGCGCCCGTCCCGCACCATCCCGCCCTCGTGAAACTGCGGCAGCGCGATCGCGCCGCTGCTGTCGAACACCGACGGCAGCCCCGCCGCCGCGGCGCCGGCCTGCGTGCTGACCCCGATCCCGCCGCCGAAAAGCGACGAAAGGATGCTGCCGAATATCCCGCCACCGGCGCTGTCCAGATTGCCGGTGGCCGCGGCGGCGGCAAGGCGGAAAAGCTGGCGCAGGGCGAAATCCACCAGGTCTGCGGTCTCGATCTTGCCGGTGGTGGCGAGGCTGACAAAGGCGTCTTCCATGCTCCGGAACGCCGCCTTGATGGTGTCCTCGGCCACCTCCGCCATGGTGAGCTGGGTGCCGAAGATATCGTCGAGCCCGCGCTCGATCCCGGCGGCCCAGTCCTCGCGATTGGCCAGGTCCTGCTGGTAGGCTTCGGCCAGCCGGTCGCGGGCGATCTCGTCGACCATGTCGGCCAGTTCGGTATGGCCCAGCCCGGCGGCCTGAAGGCTGGCCAGCGTGGCGGCGCGCCAATCCTCGATCTTGGCGGTCGCGAAATCGAACGTGCCGCCGAAGCGCTGGCCGAATTCCTCGACGACGCTGCCGGCAAGATCGACCTCACCGGCAACGCCGCCGCCCCCGCCACCATCAGACGAGAACCGCTTGACCAGATCGGCGATGCGCGCCTCGTTCGCGAGTTTGCGCTCCAGTTCCCGCTCCTGGTCGCGCAGCGCGGCTTCTGCGGCCACCGTGGCCTGGGGCGCACCACCACCGTCAATAGGTGGTCGGCGCTGGGAAAGCAGCGGCTCGAGCTGCGCGCGGGCGCGCGCCAACTCGCCCTCGATGCGCGCCTCGGCCCGGCTGGCCCCGGCTTCCAGCGCCGCGATCTCGGCCTCCAGACCGACATTCTGCAAATCGAGGTCGATCAGCCCGCCCTGCAATGTCGCCAGCGCGCGACCGGCGCGTTCCAGCTCTCCGGCCATCTCCGAGGCACTGTTGGCCGCGCCGGAATAGTCGATATCCCCGGCGGCATCGGCGGTGTCTTCGGTCAGCTTCAGCGTGCCGTCCAGCGCGGCCTGGAGCTGCTCGATCTGCTCCTGACTGAGGCCGATCTGCTTGAGCATGGCGCGGAACCCGGCAGGCCCATCCTCCCTCAGCATCTCGCCCGCACGCGCGAGGGTCAGCATTTCATTGGCCAGCGCCCCGATCGCGCGGACGCGCGCCTGCTGACCCTCGGCTCCGAGCACGCTGGCAATCAGATCATCGAGACCACCGATCCCCTCCGCCACCCGGATGATCTGGGCCTGCGCGTCGGCGAGGTCGATATTCTCGATACCTTCAAAGGCCAGCACGGCCTGTTCGGCTGCGCGCTTCGCCTCGTTGCCCGCTCCTGCGATGCGCGAGAGCTCATCCGAGAGCGCGGATGCAACCTTGGTATTTCCGCTATCGAGTTCGTTGAGCATTTCGACGATCGGCCCGAGGGCATCGCCCAAAATCCCGGGGCTGTCGACGCCCCTGGCCTGGATCGTCGCAGCACCCGCAACATCTCCAAGCTCCTCGCGGATATCTGCGGCCAATCGCACGAACCGACGGCGCACTGTAGCGAGGTTATCCTCCCCAAACGCCTCGGAAATCCCGGTGTCCAGCGCTTCCGACAGGGTTTCCCGGACGAGGTTTTGCAGGCGCGTCAATGCCTCTTGCTGCTCGACGCGGCTCTGGTTGAGCATCTGTTGCGTGGCCGCCCTGACCTTGCCGCCGAGCGTCTCCTGGTCGCGCGCCGCCTGGCGGCTGGCCTCGGCATAGCGCCGCATCGCCTCGCCCGCGCGATCGGTGGCGTCGCGCATCGCGGCGATGCGCTCGTCATTGTCCTCGATCACGAAGGGCAGCGCCGCCAACGCGGCCGACAGCACGCCGAGCGCGATGCCCACCGGGCCGCCAAGCGCCCTGACACCGGCACCGAGGATCGTCAGGCCCCGGCCCGCATCGCGCGCCGCCCGGCCCCAGCCGATCAGGTTCGACGCAAAGCGCATCGCGATCAGCGTGCCGATCGCCTGCCCCAGATCGCCCGCGTTTTCGGCGGCAAAGGCCAGCCCGTCGCCCAGCACCCGCCCGAAGGCGCGCAGCCCTTCCTGGGTGCCCGGATCGCGCAGCACCTGCGTGATCGCGGTCATCCCGTCGGTCACACCTTCGAGAAACCCCGACTGCGCGAACTCGCGCTGCGTGAGGGTGATCTCGTTGCGGAACCCCGCGAAATCCGCCGTCGCCGCTTCGGCGGCGGCGCGCGCGCTCTCGCCGTACTCCTCGATGAGCTGGCGGCCGAGGCGCGGCAGAAGGTCCTCCGCGAGCAACTCGCCCGACTCCAGCATCTTGTCGAGCTCGGAGGTGGTGACATCCATCGCCCGCGCGGCGATCTGGAACGCGCCGGGGATCGCCTCACCAAGCTGGCCGCGCAGCTCCTCGGCCGAGACCTTGCCCTTGGACATGACCTGCTCGATGGCCGTCAGCGCCCGCTGCACCTGCTCGGCGGGCAGTTGCAGCGCGGCGGCGGCGGTGGCCACGCCCTCGAAGATCGTCGCCGCCTGATCCTCGATCTCGGTGCCGCGCGAGGCGGCCAGAAGGCCCGACAGGCCCCGCTCGACGGCGACCAGATCGAGGCCGAAACGCTCGGCGGTGTCGCGCGCCGAGCGCATCGCGGCCTCGCCCGCCTCGACGCTGCCGGTGGCCGCGCGGAACCGCGCGCTCATGCTCTCGGCGGCAAACCCGGTGCGCAGCACCTCGCGCGTCAGCAGCCCGATGCCGACACCGGCGATCAGGCCACGCAGGCGGCTCAGGTCAGATCCGAAGCCGCGCGTCTCGCGGCGGGCGCGGGCGGTGTCGCGGCTGTAGCCCTCGATCCGGTCCCCGGCACCGCGCGCCGAGGTGCCGGTGCCGCGCAGCCCGCCGGACGTGGCCGAACTGGCCCTCCGAAGCCGCTCCAGCTCGTCGCGGGCCTGCCTTGTCCCGGCGACAAAACTGCCGGCCTCCGCGTCATATCGCGCCCGGACATTGAGGGTCATCGCACGCCTCCGGCCCCGGCGGGACGGGTCCGCTGCCGACGGTCGCCCAGCACGCGCAGGACCGCCTGTTCCAGCACCTGCAACCGCGCGAAATCATCCGGCCCGACATCAAGCCCCGCCATGCGGGCGACCGCCTCGGCAGGACCGTAATCGAGGCCCGTCGCGCGGCCCTCTGCGTCGCGCCGCCATTGCGACGCCATCGCCAGGAACCAGCGCAACGATGTGGCACACCAGGCGAACACCTCGATCTCCTCCTCCTGTCGCGGCGCGCCCCGGGCGGCGGCGACCATCGCGTCGATCTGTGCCTCGGCCAGCCCGAACGCTTCGAGCTCGGCGCGAAACCTCGCGGGACCGGCGGCGGAGGGCGCGGGCCGAAGCATCGCCTCCGCCGCCCCGGTCAGTTTTTTGTCTCGATCCCCGCCGTTGCGCGCTGATAGGCCTCGGCCACCCCGAGCGTGATGTAGCTGTAGCCCATGAGCTGTTCGCGGGCGGTTTCCGAGAAAGGCACCGGCTTGCCGTCGATATCCGTGATGCCGTCCCAGTCGAGCCAGACCTGGCGCATCGCCTCGCGCGGGGTCTCGGCCAGCGCCTGACGCTCCTCCTCGGGCAGGATCAGGAACCGGGCGCGAAAGCTCTGACGTTCGATGCCATCCTCGCCGGGGGCGTTGACCTTGACGGTGGCCCAGGTGGCGGGGCGGGGGTTGAAGCGAAAAGTACTCATTGCGCGGTGATCCTGAACTCGCCCGTGGTGTCGTCGCGCAGGTAAAGCAGATCGAAGGTCGCGGTGACCTCGTTGTCCTGCTCGCCAAGGTCGGACAGGAAGGCCTGTACCCGGTCGGCGCGGAATTCGACCTGGTTTCCGGCCGTGCCGTTGCGAAACAGCAGCGCCTGTTCAGAGCCGTCGAGCGACCGCGCGAAATAGTCGAAATCCGCCAGCGCCGGGGCGGTCACCACCATCCGGCCCGTGTAGCGCCGTCGCCCGCGCCGCGTGCTCAGGTCGTTGGGGCGGTCGTTATGGATCACCGGGGCCTCGTCCTGCATCGTCAGCTCGCGCAGGATCAGGGCCTGCCCGGCGAAGGTGAAACTGGTGTTGGCATGGCTGACGTGATCCGCCTCGCGATAGGACGCCTGCCCGAGCGCGCCGACATCGAGCGGGCTTGCCGCCACGACGGCGCTGCGCGCCACCGGCGCGCCGTA